GTTGTTGAGGAAGCGGCCATCTGGTTAATGTCGATCACAACGAACTCAGCAGGACTGTTAAGCGCCAAACCAACCTGTACGTGTACTTCGCCAGCGGCTATTGTGGTTGGAGTATTGTTTCCAGCGTCACACTCAACGAAGTAAGCCTGATCTGCTGTGTCTCCGTTAAGTACACCCTGCTGCCAGATTCCCTGTAGGTACTGAGTAACTACAGCAGCCAGTCTTGCCCACAAGTTTGCATTGTTGTTCTCAAAGATCGCGAACTGAGTAGCCTGTGTAAGTGTGTACTGGATATTCATCAGAGTACGTTCGATGGCTACATAACGGCTTGGCAGTGTAGGTAGAAGAGTTCTTGCACCCATGACACAGAATCCGTAAGAGGAAATGTTACGAATGATGTTGATTCCATTGGAATTCAGAGTATCAAGGTTTGCATTCTGGAATGCCAGCTCGACTCCTGCAACTCTCTGAAGAGGAATGTTCACACCAGCAGGGGACTTCTGTACACCTACCTGTGCGTCTGTCTGAGAGTAAAGACCTAGAACAGCTCCGCCAGGTGGAAGAGTTCTTGTAGCTCCTGGTGTTGAGGAGACAGGATCTGGAACCTGAACCCATGGAGCATAGATAGCAGCAGCAGATGTAGGAGTGATCTGACTGTTTCCTATTACCATGTTCAGGTAACTGTTCACAGTTCCGGACTCATTAGGAGTTACACCATCAGCTCCAATAGTTGCAGGTGGTGCATCGATAACTGTAAAGATATTAGGAACAGACTCTGTCCAGGTAAGGATAGGATTCAGAGTAGTGGTAGAAGTAATACCCGGAAGATTCAGATCAATATTTCCCTGAATTGTCTGAAGGCTCTGTACGGCTGTCAAAAGACTTGGAGTAGCTACACCATCAGATCCTGACGCAAGACCGATAGGAGCCTGATTCTGTGGCGTGATGGCGGTAGTCCAGGTTGTGTAGGTTCCCTGGTCAACCGCACGAAT